GCGCATGCGCTTGACAAACTGCGCGACGAACGCCACGTCGTCCCGCCCGGCCAGCATCCACAGGCTCTCATACAGATGGAAGAAGGGATTGGCATCGCGCAGCGGCTCGAACAGCACCCGCTCCCTGGGCCGCTCATAGATGGTGGTGACCGGCTCCGGGAACAGCCGCACCTTGCCGTTGCGACTGTCCCGGTCAACACCGGCCATGGCCAGCAGCTCCAGGGAGCGGGGCAACGCCTCGTTGACATTGCGGACGCGGATCTCCACGTCAGGCGGCCTTGGTCTTCAGGCCAAGCTCGGCGTTCAGGTCCGCGATGAGCTGCGCGGGCAGCCCGCCGCCTGTGCCAGCGTGCACCTCGGGCAGCAGCTCCTGCGCCTCCGGCCACACCTCGACCAGGCGGGCGACGGAGCTGACGCTCTCGACCACCGCCTTGACGCGCGCCCGGAGCGCCCGCTCGCTCTCCTTCAGCTCCTGCTGCATCGCCTCCAGGATGGCCTTGGCATCGCGGACCGCGTTGCGCGCGGCGATGTAGGGATGGTCCGGCTTGATGATGCTGGCGATGAGCGTGCCATAGCGCCCCTCGTGCACCTCAAACGGCACACGCCTGGGTGTATCGAAGGCGATCTCGATCACCTCGTTGGTCTCTTCAACCGCCACCTTGACCCTGGTATCAGTCGGGAACCAGCCGTCGGGCGCGGCCTTGAGCCGCTGCCGGTCGATGTCGCTGAAGGCGGCCTCATACCCAACCTTGTCGCGCTCAACGGTGAGCTGGCGGACCCGCTCCTCCTGCTGAGAAATGCCCAGGCGCTCATTGGAGAAGCGTTGGTTGAGAGCGTTGACGACTACACCGTCGCGCAGCTCAGCGGTAATGCGTTGATATCCCATGTCTTCTCTCCTTCTTAATCAACCACCTCGATCATCGCGGGGATGTAGCCCTGCACCCTCTTGAGCGCGCGGCGGGCATTGCCCTTGCTGTCATAGCCCTCGGCGCTGTCCAGCAGGATGTTGCCGTTGCGGTGCCGCAGGTGAAAGTGCCAGTGCACGCCGTTCTGATCCTTGAAGATCTGCCATTTGGCAATCGGATTACCCATCGTTCCCTCCTGGGCTGTAGCGCTGCTTGGGGCGACCCTCGCCCAGCCGGGCGCGCTCGTACTTGTCGAACTCGCAGAGCGTGTGCTCTACCTCCCGCATCTCCCATGCTGGCCAGTCCCCCGGCCACAGGTCAGGCATGGAGCCAGAGAGCAGGAGCAGGTCGTGCATGGACTTGTTCATCTCTGCTCGATCAGCGGGTGAGTTGTGGGACAGAGTGCCCAGGGGGAGATCAAAGACGCGGCAGAGACCGCGCGCCGCGCCGGGACCGGCGCTGGCCCATGTGTAGATGTCCGGGGCCTCGCTCAGCAGCGGCGAGTGGCGCATGTCCGTGACCATCTCATAGGCCATGAACGGGCCGAGGTAGGGATAGCTGCACAGCACCTCATGCACGCCCTGCAGAGTGGTCTCTCCGTTCTCAATGCGAGCGGCCAGGTGGGGTATGTCGGCGTTGATCTTGTCGATGCTATCCAGCAGGCCGTCGACCTTGTTCACCCCGATGAGAGACTTGATCATGTAGGCCGCGCCGAGTATGGTCTGGCCCTTGGCCACCCGCTCCTTCAGCAGCCACCGAGCCGTCTCGGTATCCCACCTCTTCAGGAGCAGGCCCTTGAGCAGCTCGCCCGTCTCTATCTTGTTGAACCATCGGAACACCACGGCGGCGCGGAAGTGGCGCTCCTTGTCCCACGGTGGGATCTGCGAGGTCAGGTTGGCCCGCATCCAACGGGTCACCCGGTCGTCCTCGCGGAAGATGTTGCAGAACCTGAACTGCTGGAGGACGGGGTCCTGGGTCCAGGGACCGCTGCCCCGGTCCTCGTTGCGCGCCAGGAATATCCGGTAGCGCTCGCGAGCGTAGGCGAAGAAGCGCTCGACGCCGGGGCTCATAGGTCCAGCTCCGCTCGAATGTGATCCAGCGCCTGGTCGCGGGTGAGCTCGTGGACCACTACCTGATTGGCACGCAGCCGCTCCAGGCTCTTCCGGACCCCGTTGAACTTGGAGATCGTATTCTTCTCCTTGACCGGAGGCAGGTCCGGGTTACGAGCCTTGCGGCGCGCGTTGACGCTGTCCAGGCAGGTCTGTAAATCTGTGGTCAGGGATATCACCTGGAGCTCCTGGCCATGGTTCAGGCACCAGGAGTTTAGGTCGACGTGACGCTGCACGTCAGCGCTGATTAGCAGGCCCTCGAAGATGACGTCGTAGCCCTGCTCGGCGCTGGCCTTGACCAGCTCGAAGATCCGCTCCATCTTGGGAATGGTATCGCAGCCGCCGCACGCGGTCTCATAGTGCCCGATGATGGCCAGACCGCGACCACGCTCTCCTCGCGCAAAGGTGTAGCCAATAGGCTGTCGCCTCCCCGCCTCGCGATACACGGTCCGACCACCATAGCTGTCCATGATCCTCCGGACCAGGTGGGTCTTCCCGGACCCGCTCGTTCCGCGTATGTTGAAGATCACAGAGGGCCTCCTCCCTTTCTTGCCCTCTGCATCGACCTATGGCCGCGCAGGAGCAATCATCTTCTTGGCGCAAAAGATGCTGCACCGCATAACAAGATCGACTACATCGATGAATTCATCTGACCCCGCCTTAAGAAAATTGGGATCGGGAATTCTCTCCCTGGAGGGCTCGTCAAATGAGCCCAGAGAGAGCCAACGGGATGAGTCAATGCCATGCCAGGCATCACGGATGCGATGCAGGCGTCGAAGGTTTCCACCGTCCATGTATATGACACGATCGGCCCACTCTAGGTCAGCGATGGTGATGGAGCGGGAGCGATGCTCCTCCAGGTCGATGCCATAGGCGCGCATCGCCTGGTGCCGCATCTTCTTGGCGGCTCTCTCAGCCCGGAAACCAGGGTTGTCCCAGCCCTTCAACGCGGCCTCCCTCACCTCCCAGTCGGGGCGCTCATGACGCAGCACCGCCGCGCAGAGCACCGAGCGATTGATGTTGCCATGGCAGACGACTAGGACTTTCATGGCCGTCGCTCCTGCAGCACCTCGGCGATGTTGATGGGGAGCTGCTCACGTGGGATGGTGCCATCGTGCACGGTGCGCCGGTAGCGCTCCTCCAGCCAGTGATCATAGGGCAGGAAGGCGGGCAGCCTGACCTCGGAGGCCCAGGCGAGAAGCGCATCAATGTGGGCACCCTCCTCCAAGGCGCGAGTCATGAAGCCACGGCACCACATGAACGCTGATGCCAGCTCCTCGACGTTCATTGTCCCAGGCCAGTGCCTGAACTCGATGGTGTCCGTCTCTCGCATCTGGCGGAGATTGACGCACAGCCTGGGCTGGAGGTGCCACTGGGGCCGACAATCCTTGGACCACGGCACCTCCTGGGCGAAGAACTTATCGACGGTGGTGGCGGCCATCTGCCCAGCGAGCCGGTTGGGCCTCAGCAGGGTCTGGTGGCTCACCCGCCGTCGCCGCCAGCGTCGCCGCGCGCCGCGATACTCCTCCAGGCTGGCGCAGTCCTGCTGCCTCGGCTCCGGGATGGGCTCGATGATCGGCAGCGCCCTGGGCATCCACTCGTGGATGTGCGCCTGCACCAGCTTGAGCGCGGCCAGATCCTCCCTGAGCCCAGGGACACGGATGTGCAGGTGGAGATTGGAGCGATAGTTGATCGTCGCCTCGGGATAGGTCGACTTCAGCAGGAGCATGGCCTCAATCTGGCCCTCAATGGTGGGCGTTGGTGGGGTGTTGAACTCGCCGCCGAACCGATGCAGTCGCCCCTTGGGATCATTGGCCACGCCGGTTGAGTTGACAATTGTGATGTCGTGGGTGTCGGTGCCGAAGCCGGGCGGCAGGGGCCGGTCCATGGGCCAGTCGGCCCACTCATGCTCCGCCCCATAGGTCCAGCTGGCCGGGTCCCTGTCGGCGGTCATGAGCCCCATCCATAGTAGCCACCGACCACTACGATCGTGCAGACGGCGATCAGCGCCAGCAGCGCTCCAAATAGTGCACGGCTCATGATGTCTCCTCCTGAATGGTTCTTACAACGCAGAGCGAGACGAGCGACGTCCATAGAGCAATGGCCAGTCGTCCACCCACCGCCCACTCCCAGGGCCATGTCCAGTCCCACTGCACAAAGGCGTTGAACAGGGTCAGAAATGCCAGCCCACCACCCCAGAATATGACGAGAGCCAGAGCCCACTCCACAACGCCCTTCCACATGTTTCTCATGATAGCTCCCTCCCCAGTCGCCAGGCGGACCAGCCCGCCGCCAGCGTGCCGTTCTTCGCCCCGCCCGAGGCGACCCAGAGGCCTGGCTCCACCTGCTCCAGTAGGCAGGGCCGACCGCCCTTCCAGTAGGGGCGCAGGCCCTGCAGCTGAGCCTCCAGGGGCAGCGTTGGGCCGATCAGTCGTCGCGCCAGCTTGCGCTCGCGGGCGAGGATCTGCTCCTCCCGCGCCGCGCTCCAATTGTCATGCCTGATGGCCGAGCCGTCGCCCACCCACACCCCGTCGCCCCGGTCGAAGCCCACCAGCTGGCGATACGGAGCCCAGGGCTTGATGACCCCTTCCTCCCGCACCCCCATGGCCCGCGCCTCTGGGTAGAGCACGGCCATGCCACGCTGCCAGCCCTGGGCGTATTGCCGCAGCAGAGTCTCAGTCCATACTCCAGCGGCGACGATCACGTGGCGGGCCTCAATGGTCTCACCGTTGCTTAGCCCCACCCGCCCAGCTGCGACGGAGACGACGGAGCAGTGACGCTTGTCATGGGTGAGAACGTGGCGCGGGTTGACCCAGTGCACCGTCTGCGTTGCGATCCGCGCGCCGACGTGCACCGCGAAGGGCAGGTCGCGCACGCCATAGAGCTGGTCCAGGGTCTCCAGGGCGGGCTTGTATACCTCCTCGCCCAACCCAGCGAACCACGAGGGCTTCATGAGACAGGCGGCGGGACCGGATCCAGCCAGTGGCTCGCCCCGGTCCAGCACCTCGACCCGGCGTCCCTGGGAGCGGAGCTCCTGGGCGATCGTCGAGCCGAACAGGCCGCCACCGACTATGACTGCGTCGAATTGCATGGCACCGTCATGTTCTGATGGATCTCCGAGCGAACCTTCATGAGCAGCTTGCCCAGGAGATTTTGGCCACGGCCCCGGCAGACACCCCAGTAGGTATCACCCCAGGTATTGCCCTCGACCAGCTCGGCGTCGCCTGTCATGGAGAGCTTGGCGCGGAGCTCTGGGTCCTGGAATTTCTGGCGGACCAGGTCCTCCATGATGTGATCCTTGAGGCTGATCCAGCCCCGGCGCAGGATCGCTCCGCGCCCCAGGCGCTTGGCAGCACCTGGCTCGCGGGTATGGCGGATTGTCTCGCGGTAGAGCGGGTCCAGGCTCTTGGCCGCCTGGTAGGCGTGCTCCACCGAGGGGTAGGTCTCCCCGTCGAGCTGCACTACCACCGGCCAGAAATTGGAGAGCCAGCGGTGCTCTCCCTGGAAGCTATCAATCCTGCTCACTTCACCCGCCTCCAGCCCATCTGTGCTGACAGGTGGGGATGCGCGGAGCATGGCTTCGGTATGGTTCGACTTGAAGCTCGCTTGCTCCTCGAATTTGTTCATCGGCTTATCCATTGGTCTGCATCTTGTGGGGTATTAGTCATGCGATTTCTCCGAAGGAGGCATGCCTGCGTGATAGTTCGGGCAGCGAATGTCCGGGTCATGCGAGCCACCACAATCATCACACTTAACCATCCCGGTAGCACTGGCATCCAGTGCGGCATTGCGGGCGGATTGAAGAACGGCAACGTCATCCTCGTCCAACTTCACACCATATTTGCGGTAAAGCTCGTCCGCGAAATCCAGCATCCTCTCAATAGTCGCATCCCTGTCTGCTAGGGTGGCGGTCAGTGCCGAACGAACAATCTCATCCAATCGGGTCATGACTTCGGGATAGGCCTTGTCGAGCGCATCTACATCGTAGAGGTCGGTAACGACGTTCACGAGGTCGGCTATCGCGTCGTCTGTCACAACTTCGCGAACAGCCCGTTCGACCAGCCCATCTGTGCTGACAGGTGGGGATGCGAGAGCGCGGCCAAGCTTTTGTGCCTCTTCAGCGGGCAGGGTTATCGAGACGAACGGGCCTTGCGCTGGGTGCTCGCCGTTCAAGACCTCGCTGCCTCGCGCATTGATGCGCACACCTTCGTGGAGGAAGGTCGCGTTGATGTAAGGCGGATAATGCTTGTAGCCGCTCGCGGGCGTCCATGCGTAGCCGTCTTTGTTCATCGGCTTATTCATTATCTGTGGGGATGCGCGCAGCATGGCGAGGTAAACGGCGACGACAGTGTATTTCGCGAGCGGCCCGTCTTTCCATCTGTCCATGACCGCCAAACCAGCCTCAATCATCGCATCGGTCACGCCGTCTTTGTTCATCGGCTTATCCCATCGGTAAGGGTGTCCAGGCAGCGGTCGTCGCGTGGATTATCTTGGCCACAAGTCTTGCAGCGGAGAGTGTGCAATTCCCCGTTGCCAGCCTTGATTTCGCGCGGGCAATCGGCCTCGCCTGCACCCCAAAACCTGTGCCTTGGCGGGCGGGCTAAAATGGCTTTCAGGTGAGCAACCGCGTCATTCAGACGGGCCTCCATGTTGCCGACGAATTTGCCGTCAAACCTGACGGCTGCCTCATATTCGCGGGCGTATTGAACGACGCGATCAACCAGAGCATCGGTGTTCATCGGCTTATCCATTATCTGTGTCCTGACAGTGGCATGGCGTGGAGCAGGGCGGCGGCGGTTGGACTGTGGGTGGCCCATGGAACAAGCCCATGGCGGATCTCTTCGATGTCGTTGAATAGGGGATAATGCCCGTTGCGGTGGCTCTTCCATTTGCAAAGTATGGTCTCAATCTCCTGAAGCCCGACCGGGCGGTCGTGCAGCGGCGGCGCTTCGAAGGTCTTGAAGTGCTCGGAGAGATGGTCGACCACCTGCCCTATAACCATGTCCCGGTCCTTGGGCTGGGCGGTCTCGATGAGCCCCATCTTCTCGCGCCAGAACATGAGTGCAGCCTTGGCCGGGTCGTCGAACATGAACACCGCCGCCTGATCAAAGTCGATCTCCGCGATGCCCAGGCGGTCGAGCATGTCGGCGACCTTGAAGCTGATCCAGGGCCCAAAGAGAGGGAGACCCTTGGCGCGCGCCGCGACCTCGGCGAAGGGCAGCCCATCGCCGCCAGGCTCGACGCCGTCGAGCAGGTAGCTTATGACCTGCTCAGGCCGGTCGCCGAAGCGCTCGCGCATGCCCACCACAGCGCGGATGGAGGCCTCGCCCCTGAAGTGGCGGCGCTCACTGCCACGCGGCCAGCGACCACCAGTGGGAGCTGGCAATTGATTATCGGCGGCGATGATCAGGTTGCCCCAGAAATTGGCACCCTCCTGCTCGCTCAGCCAGCTGGCCGCGCCGCAGTGGTAGAGGCACCAGTAGGCCAGGAGCCAGCGGGCCAGGTGAGCCGGGTCGAGCTCGGCCTTGTTGAGAGCGATGTATACTGGGTCCAGGTCCCCGGTCTCGAGCAGGTGCGCACCAAAGTCGTAGATGTTGAGACGTGGGTAGTTGCGCGCGGCCATGCGGCTCCCTTTCTGGGCTCGGCTGAGCGGAGAGGCTCGGGGGCATGAGCGCTCTTCGATCCGGGTAACAGGGGGAAACCCCGATGTGAAGTCCCCGCCCAGTCGAGCAAACATACTGCCTGGGCGGGGAGGAAAAGGCAATCACTTACTTGTGGGCGGTGATGTAGACCTTGCCGTCGGCGGCGACCTTCTCCTTCAGGCCATAGCCAGAGTAGTAGTGGAGAAGGCGGATGCCCTCGTAGGCCTGCTTCTCGTTCCAGCCGGTGGCCTTGCAAACGTCGTCGAAGGTGCCACCATTGGCCTGCTGGAGGATGGCCAGAGCCTTGGCGCGGGCGGTGCCCTCGCGGACCGGCTTGATCTCCTTCTCCGCCGGGAACACGAAGCGCATGCCACGCTTCTTGCGCTCCTTCTTGGCGGCGGGCGCGTCGGTGGGC